CTTTTATAAATCCTTAAATCATCAATTAAACCAATGAAATTAGAGATACCCGCTTGATTATTTGTTCCAATATAAAAATTATTATCAAAATTGATTGGTGAATTTACTGTGGTATCTTTATAAACACTTGAACCATTTCTATAAATTTCAATTGTGCGATAAGTATAATTATAAGAAAACACCCAATGAATCCAATTATTAGCATCATTTGGATAAGCAATTGTTTGATTATATTTTCCATATAATCCAAATTCTATATAATTTTCAATTGTATATAAGATAATTAGTCTTTGAGCGAGATTAGCGACACTCCCAAATTGAAGGATACTTTCATTACGATTATTATTAAATCTATAGACCCAGAAAGAAATAGTAAAATCAGTATTATTTAACCCAAGATTATTAGTAATAGATAAAGATTGCGAACCATTTAAAAAACAACTATAATCACCAACCAATGAATTTAAAGAAGGTGATGTTAAATTATTATTAGTTAAATTAAAAGTTCCTTGAGAATCTAAACCGAGATTTAATGGATTATCAAATTTATACCATGCAATAGGATTATTATTTTTAATTGATAAATAAGTTTTATTTCTTCGAGTGTAAGTCGGATAAATATTATAAAGTTCTTGCACTTGAGACGCCACTAATTCCTTATTATAAATCCTTAAATCATCAATTAAACCATTGAAATTAGATATACCTCCTTGATTATTTGTTCCAATATAAAAATTGTTATCAAAATTAATTGGTGAATTTACAGTAGTATCCATATAAACACTTAAACCATTTCTATAAATTTGAATAGTGCGATTAGTAAAATTATAGCAGAAAACCCAATGAATCCAATTATTAGCATCATTGGGATAAGAGAGACTTGTTAAATTGTCTTTTCCATATAATCCAAAATTTATATAATTATTGGTTGTATATAAAATAATTAGTCTTTGAGCGAGATTAGCGACACTCCCAAATTGAAGAATGCTTTCTTGACGATTATTATTAAATCTATAGACCCAAAAAGAAATAGTAAAATCAGTGTTATTTAATCCAAGATTATTAGTTAAAGTTAAATTTTGATTAGTCCCATTAAAAGATGCACTATAACTACCAAAAACAGCATTTATTGAAGTTGATGTTAAATTATTATTACTTAAATTAAAAGTTCCTTGGGTATCAAAACCAAGATTTAAGGGATTGTCAAATTTATACCATGCAATAGGATTTAAATTAGCCAAGATTTTATATTTATCATTGCTTATATCATTTAAAATTATTGAACCATTATTAAAAATTACATTATAATTAGCATCATTTATATTTAAAATAGTTTCATTATTAATTTGATATTTACTATTTTTAATAATAGCTAAATTACTCGTGTTATCTCTGATTATATTACTATTATTAATAATAAAACCACCACCGCGACCACCAGCACCTACTAATAAAATACTAGCAGTTGTAGCTTTAGGAAAATTGATAAATCCATCATTACTATAAAAATAATAGTTATTAGATAATAGACCATTTGTTTGAATATTATAAATATCAAGATTTAAATTTGAATTATAAATATCAATTATATTTGAATCATTGATAAATAGTTTTTGGCAATTAATAGTATTTGCAACATCTAGTGAATAAGAGGGATTTAATTTACCAATACCAATATTAGAATAAGTTATAATAGAATTATTAGATGAATTATAATTCCATGGAGTGTTAGATAAAAAGTTATAATCACCTTTGACCTTTAAATAATTGTTAAAACTTAACTTGGATAAATTACAAGTAAATTTAGAGGGATACGATGAAAATTGAATAATATTCATTTAATTAAATATATATAAAAATAAATTAGTGATTTAAATCAATTATTTAATAATTCAAATATAGAAGGGTTTTTTGATATAAAAAACCAATTAATTTTATCTTGATTTGATGATAATAATTCCATAGCATTTTTATTTAAACATAAATTATCCCAATTAATTTTATCTTGATTTGATGATAATAATTCCATAGCATTATTATTTTTAGATAACATTTCCCAATTAATTTTATCTTGATTTGATGATAATAATTCCATAGCATTTTCATTTGCACTTAAATAACTCCAATTAATTTTATCTTGATTTGATGTTAATAATTGAATGCCATTTTCATTTAATGATAAATAATCCCAATTAATTTTATTTTGATGTTGATTAAGGAGTTCAATTGCATTTTTATTTATTGATAATGAAACCCAATTAATTTTATTTTGATTTGATGATAATAAATCAATAGCATTTGTATTATAACTTAAATTATCCCAATTAATTTTATTTTGATTTGATGATAATAATTCAATAGCATTTGTATTATAACTTAAATTATCCCAATTAATTTTATTTTGATTTGATGTTAATAAATCTATTGCATTATTATTTTTAGATAAATTGTCCCAATTAATTTTATCTTGATTTGATGTTAATAAGTCAATTGCATTTTCATTTAAACTTAAATTATTCCAATTTATTTTAAATTTATCCATTGTTAATAAATCAATTGCTTGTATATTTAATGATAAACTATCCCAATTAATATTGTTTGATTGTAGCCAATTTAATAAAATATACATTTATTTTAATAATATTTTATATTTTAATTGTGTGTATTTTTATTGCATCTTCATAGCTTAATATTGATTTATTTAATTTTATATTTATTTTATTATGAAAATTCCAAGACCATTCAAATAAATACATTGATTCATTTAATTTATCAATATCAATATTATTTATTTCTTCATCTAATTCTTTTTGACAATGTTTGCAAGGTAATTTTAATGTTTTTAAACATTCATATATATCTAATCCAAATTTTTTATTAACATTAGAATCATCAAAATTAATAATTGTAATTGAATGAATATAATTCCATAATTGATTTCCCCAATTTTGACTTGGTCTATAATATCTTCCTAACATTTAATATTTATTATCTATAATTAACGACCATATAATTCTATTCTCATTTCTCTGTTATAACCTACTGAACCACAACATCCATAATTATCACCTGCACTTTTTCCAGAATTACCAAATGCACCAAAAGCTCTTGATACACCAATACCATTCCAAGCATCACAAGAATTAAAATCACTACCGCCATTTTCATTCCATACAAAACCCCAACGAACAGTTCCCCAATTATTATTACCTATATGTGAATGATTACCAAATACATGTCTATATGCGGGACCTTGAGTTGAAAATACACCAGTTTTCATACCAGCAAAACTATAAGGATTTGAAGGATTTGCATCTCTTGGAAATGTAAAACCATCTAAACCTTTTACATATCCACCATTATTATACCAATTATTAACCAACCATACCCATCCTTCATTTACATTTGTTAAACTTCCTCCACTATATCCAAAATCAAATTTTGGCCATATAGCCATAACGTCTTTAATTGGAACATAATTATAAACATCATATTTTGCATCACATTCATTTCTATTTAAATCTGTAGAATTATAAGTATTTATACCTGTCCAATATCCTGCTTCATAATTAAATGTGCTTGAACGTGTCGCTTTTATCATCATCATCCAACCACCACCATCATATATTGAATCCATTAAACAATATGTTAATATTGGTTTATTATTACATATAATATAATAACTTGCGTCATAATTAGTATTTGTATTTTGCTTAATTTCAATAGCATTACTTGCTGGATTAGATAACAATAAACCTTTAAAATATTTAGAATTATTATAAGATGCTAAATAAATATTACCTGTTGTTGATATTTGTGGAGACAATTGCATTAAATAAGATAATCTATATTCACTCTTTGAAGTTATTGTATTCGTAATAATTGGAAAAGAATTATCATTTTTAATTAAAAAGAGAGTACTTACTTGATTTGATGTTAAAGTAATATTATAAACTCTAAAATCATTTATTAAGCCTGTCCAATAATATCTATTATCTGTTAATGTTCTTCTTCCAAGTTCAAATACAAAATTAGGTAAATTCCAATTAGTTGTCATAGTTGTAACTGTATGATAAAGAACTCCATTTTTATATATATTTTCTACTTTAGAAACTGAATTAAATGTATATACTATATGATTCCAAGTATTTTGATCTTCAACTTGAGGTGTAGCTGAATTAAATACGTTACCAATACCCCATCTTCCATTAAAATTACCGAATTGTAAATAATTATTATTAATAATTTGTCCAGTTAAAATTTGACCTATTGAACATACTAAAGTAATATTTGCAATTGTACTTATAGTAGAATAATACCAAAAAGAAATTGAAAAACTACCTCTATTAATATTATAAAAATTTGGAGTTGATAAATATTGTGATGAACCATTAAAGGATACTGAAGCAGTTCCATTAATAAAATTATTAGTATTTAATGTAACACTACCATTATTTGTTAAATTATAATTATTCATTGTATCATAGCCAATATTTAAATTATTATTAAATTTATACCAAACGCTTGGATTTATAATTGTTGAATTATTTAAATTTATTAATTCTGATAAAGAAAATGTATTATTAATATAACTATTACTATCATATAATGAAAATTTAATTATTATTATACCAGAACCACCTGAACCACCTGCACACCATTGCGATGCACCACCACCACCACCACCACCTGTATTATTTAAAGCATTTGCACCAACACCACCATAAGAATTTCCACCTGTTGCTCCTCCACCAGTACCACCCGCACCACCACCTGTTCCATAACCACCACCAGCACCACCTCCACCACCATAATAATTATTATCAATTGGGCATAAATATCCAGAACCACCTGAAACATTATTATTTCCTAATGAATTTGCACCCATATTTAATGCACCACCACCACCTGCACCATTACCAGTCCAAGCTGAATAACCTCCTTGATTCCCAAAATAAGACATAGTTGTAAATAAACCAGTTGATAATGATATTCCTTTAGTTGCATTACCACCATAATGTGCACCAATATAACCACCACCTCCACCACCACTACCACCATTTCCTCCTGTTGTAGCTGAACCATTACCACCACCATAAGCAATTTCATTAATTGAATGATAATTTTTAAATCTAATAATAATTATACCCGAACCACCTGAACCAGATGTATTAGTATTACCTTCACCACCTCCTCCACCACTTCCTGTATTTGCAATTCCTGAAGCAGCAGTCCCACCACCTCCTGCATCTCTTCCATTACCACCACCACCTTTACCACCTGAGATATTTAAAGCTGAAATTTGATATCCACCTCCACCACCTCCACCACCTATGTAAAAATTTCCAGTTCCATCATTAACACCGAAAGTAGTATTTGGACTAAAATAATTTTTCAAATTATAATTGTTTTCTCCTATTGTTACTTGATAAATTCCATCTCCTCCTATACCACATGCAGAAATGGAAGCATTTGCACCAACTGTGCCTATACCACCTCCTCCAGATGCGTTGATGTGTTCATAATTACCTACCCAAGTCCATGCAGGAGTAGTACCTCCATTATTTCCTAAAACTGCATAAGTGCTTGTAATTGAAGGAGCTATATTAGGAATACCATTAACAACATTAGTAGAAACAGCAGAACCACATATACCACCTGCACTAACACCAACACCACCACCACCACAACCACCATCAAGTCCATTATATGAACCACTTTCAGCTCCACCACCTCCACCCCCACCTTTAGCAATATATAATGAACCTATACTTGTATCTCCACCATTAATTCCAATTTTATTTAGTGCTGGAACAGAACCACCAGAACCAATTGTTATATTATAAGTTCCTGCAGGTATATATTGATTAATAGCAATAATTGCTGCTCCAGCACCACCACCACCTGCACAATTATTACCACCAGAACCACCACCACCAATCATAAAAATATCACAAATAACTGAAATATTTAATGTTAAAGTAGTTGATGCAGTAATTGATATATAAGCATCCGAAGTATTACTAATAGGGGTAAGAGAACTTACAGTTCCGCCTGAAGTAGAATAAAAACTTGAAGAAACTATTGATGAATTACCTCCATTTGTATTTTGTCCACCACCTCCACCAATTGTTAATGTATAATTTATATTTGGATAAAATGTTAATTTACCTATACCACAACCACCACCACCACCACCACCACCACCTTCATTTGCTCCAGCTGAACCACCACCACCACCACCACCAACCATAAAAACATTACATATTGTTTTATATTTAAAAGAAATTGTATCAGATGATTTAAATGTTAAATATTTATCAATTGAACAACCAATTGAATTTAATATACCATTACCATAACTATTAAAAGGATTTATATAATTATTATAATAGTCATTCATTATTTTTAAAATAATTATACCAGAACCACCAGAACCGGGTGTATTTGTAATAATTGTTGATACAATTTCACTACCATAAATTTCCCACTCTACAAAATTTATTATATTTCCTCCTGTTTGATAAACGCGATTAACAACAAAACCAAAATAAAAATAACTAGTATTAATTGTTAATGTAGGTGAATTATAAGAATATGTAGTATTTCCAACAACATTATGAAGTATAGTCCAAGTAAATCCATCATTTGAGCCATATATTATCCAATCTTTTGGAAAGCTATATAAAACATTATTACGATAAATAAATTTATAATTATTTAAAAATATTTGAACAGGCATTTTAATTACTAACCAAACACCTTTATAAGAACTTGTTACAAGATAATTAGTTCCTGTATAGTAAAAAGTTGTTGAATCATAACTATCAGAACCTATTATTCCACCACCTCCTACATGACCACCAGTTGCATTTATATCAGTATCTTGATTAAAAAACCAATGTGGCCCCCATGTATAATTTGTTGATAGAGGTATAAAATAAAGTTCATATTTCCCAGCGCCATAGGTAATACCAGTATTATCTAAAACAAAATCATTTCTATAACAAGTTCTATTACCAATTGTTGTATATACATCACCTAAAACTGAATTCCAAGTTTTAGATGGGTATCTTCTAACAGCTGTTTTAGTAGTGCTATTACTTGTATTTAAATAATTAACACCACAACCACCACCGCCACCACCCGTATTATTTGTACCATTTGTTGCATTTGAATATGTATTATTTCCATTGCCTCCACCACCAGAACCACCTATACCTCCTGAAAACCCATAACTAAATCCTTTTCCTCCTCCACCACCTCCACCATATACATTATTAACACCAGATATTGAAGATAAATAACCTATACCACCATTACCACCAGAGTAATCTCCATATTTAACAACACTATTACCTGCTAATCCTGCACCTCCACCACCTCCACCACCTGAGTCTGAACCACCTATACCACCATTATTTCCATAATATTGCATTGATATAAATGTTTCAAATTTATACCATAATATAGGATAAGTAGTTAATCCACCTTTATCAGTTATATTAGTAATAGGATTATATGTATCTAAAGAACTTGTATATATTGTTGTAATTTGTGCTTGTGAGAGTTCAAAATCATAAACTCTTAAATCATCAATATATCCATTATAACCTCTACCATAATTACTAGAATATCCTATATATACAAATCCCCTTTCTGAACCTAATGTTTGTCCTGAATTACCGGTTGCGGATGTTATAAGTGTCCCATTTACATATAATTTTGTCTGAACAGGGTTACTATTATTTAACGTATATGTAATATAATACCAAACATTAATTAACATACCTGTATTACTTGGTGATATTGTCCATCTATTATTTAAAGCTGTATAAACACGAAATGTGCCATCAAAATCAAATTGTATAACAGGAAGTCCAGCATCATTACAATAACTTATCATAGTACTATAAGTATAACTTGAAGCATTAAACCAAAAGGAAAAACTTAAAGGAACATCTTTATTTAAACTATTAATTGTTCTATAATAATTAGCTGTTCCATCAAAATAAGCAGAATTAGTTCCTTTAATATATGATGTTGAACTAATAGTTCCACCAGAACCTACTGAAATCATATCATTTTTATTACCTGAAAAATCATTAAAAAAATATCCTATAGATGATGAAATACCACTTGTTGCTGTTCCACCGCTATATCCATTTCCACCAGAACCACCACCACCAGAACCACCATTAGTTCCTGATTGTGAACTATTTGCTCCCTTACCTCCACCAAATGCTATTTCATTTATTTTATTAAAATTATTAGTATAATTTTTAAATCTGATTATAACTATACCCGAACCACCAGTACCCGCACCATAACCACTATAACCTCCTCCTCCTCCACCTCCTCCTGTATTAGCAGTTCCAGAACTGGCACTACTACTACCTGAATATCCTATACCACCACCATGTGTTGCAGTACCAACTGTTTTTCCTGATATATATGATCCACCACTTCCACCACCACCTACACCAAATGAAGTACCAGTTATATTAATACTTACTCCACTACCACCAGAACCTGTTGATGTTGATGTTGCATCTGTTCCATTTTTTGATGTTCCTGAAATATTTGCACCACCACCACCACCAGAACCAGTCCAACCTGTACTAGTCCCACCTGTACCTCCTCCACTAGTACTTGAAGCACCTGTTTTATCTGCTGTAATACCTCCACTACCACCACCTCCACCACCAACTGCATTTGGTGGTTTAGAAACGTGT